AGCCGCTGCTCGGTCGTGTTGACTGCCCAGCGACATGTCGCGATCACGAGGTACTGGCCGACGAACGGGAACTTGATCCGGTCACTCGCCGTCTCCACGTAGGAGTCGGTGTCCGCGACCGTCGTCGAAGAAGCGAAGTCGGCCGTCTCAGTCGTCGCGTTGGTGACCGTCTGGTTGTTGGTCTGACGGACCTTGCATCGCGAGTACCCGTTGCCGCGAAGGATCGGGGCACCAGCCGAGGACTCGAACCGGGCGATCTGCCCCGAACCCGTCCCCGCCCCGGGGAAGGTGTTGGTCGCGGGCGGAGCATCGGGCGTCGCGTCGGTCGTGTAGTCGACCCGAGTCGTCTGGGTCGCCACGTCGTCGACGAGCGCCACGTCTGCCTGGAGGTCGTAGGTTCCGCCGTCCGAGGTCCGGCGCATGAAGAACCCGACGTGGGTCGGGATGTTCGTGAGCCCGGTCGTGTTGACCGCCGCCGCCGTGATCCGCAGGCGCGTCCGGCGGCGCATGACGATCGTGGCCTTCGGGGACGCCTTGGTCTCGAAGTCCCCGGCACCCAATGGCCGCGCACCGACCGACGCCGCTCCGTTGTCGTCGACGTAGGTGTAGACGACCTCGTAGGTGGCGCTCTCCGTCGTCCACGTCCAGTTCGAGTGCTTGGTGATGATCTGCGAGGAATCACCCGTCCAGAACCGTGTGCCGTCGTGCGCGAGACCGACGGCGTTCTGGCCGTTCCGGGTGCGGAACTCATTGTTAGCCTGGAACACACCCGCCGTGGAGAACGCCACTACCCCTGCGCCACCTCCGAACCCGGAAGGTGCCACCCACCATTTCGACTCGGCTGCAACGAAACCCCTGAGAGATACGTTCTCCTGGTTGAACGTCGGGTTGCCCGCGCCGGAGGAGTTCGTGGTCGAGACGTAGACAGGCTGGTCGGCCCGGGTGAACTTGTGGAACCGGATCGTCTCGGAGGTGCCGTCACCGGTCAGGTCACAGACGAACAGGTTCGTCCCGTCGTCGCCGAGGCAAGCATCCCCGTTCAGCTCGAACCCCAGCCGGATACGCATGTTGCTCTGAGCGAGGAACGCGAGGTTGGACTCCGCGTAGGAGTTGATCATCTCCTCGCCAGCAGTGTTCTCGAACAGCACGTAGACCCGCGTGCCCACCCGAGCCACACCGAACACCTTGTGGACACCGTTCACCTGGAACGAGCGGATGAACGCGCCGTTATCGTTGAACTCGTAGACGGTGCCCTTGTTGGCTGCGTCGGGGAAGTGCTTGGCGGTCCAGAACGATGTGTTCGATGAGTCGTGGAATAACCCCGCCCGCTGCGAAACCTCCGACCCGCTCACATTCGCGAGGGTCAGCGTCTCGTCGATGATCGCCACGCCCGGAGCCGCCCCTGGGTTCCCGAAGGTCTGTCCGGTGGCCGACCCGCCCATGCGGACGACGGAGCCTTCAGCCATGAGGTTGTTCGCACCCTTGAGCACGAGGTCGTTCTCGACCAGCAGCCCCGTCGCCTCTACCTGGCCTCGCAGGAACGGTTCCCCGCCGCCGGTCGGCAGCTCGAACATGGGGTTACCGCTGGCATCGAGCAGGGTCATGTGATCCGAATCGAGGGTGAGGTTCCCCGCCTGGATCGCCCCCGCGAGCGTCACGATCGCCTGTAGGGTCCCGGCCGTGATCTTCGACGCCGAGACATCCGACACCTTGTCGTCCGACACGGCACCGACCCCGAGAGCAGAACCGTCCACAGCTCCGGTCGCGAGCTGGCCGGACCCGATGTGGCGGGACCGCAGGTGATCGGTGAGCGAGCGGTTATTCCGCCGGAGCTTGGAGTCAAGACCCGAGAACTGCCGGCGAAGCGCCTCCTCAGCGATCTGGGCGAGCTCGTCCGGGGCAGTGAAGGCACGGACGGACGGGTCGTACTCGGCGGCCTTCACCATCTACCGTGGCCCCTTGTCTATCAGCACCTTGGCCCAGACCTCCTCGATCGCGTAGCTCTCGCTCTCCGCGCCGACAGGGTTCGCCGAGAACTTCACGGCGATGTTCTTCCCTTCCTGCGAGGCACCGAAGTCGCGGCGCTCCTCATAGAGGCCCGCGGCGGCCTTCGCCCCGAAGTTCTTCGCCTGGGCGCCGATCTCCGCGCCGTCCACGATCGGGGTGGCGACCAGCGGCTCGGACGTGCCGCCGGTCCACTGCCGGTAGCGCACGTAGAGCGAGACGAGCGTGGCCTTGCCCGCGGGCGAGGGTAGCCGCCGCGGGGTCCCTTCGGTCGGCCAGAGCTCCCCCGTCGTCGCGGTGTAGATCGCATCGTCGGAGACATCCGGTTGCGGGTCCCGGTAGCCGGTGCCGGCCACGAATGGCCCGATCTCCTCACGTACCAGGAGCGTGCGCGACGCATCGGGATTCAGCATCGTCGCGACCAGATAGCGGTCGTCGAACGAGACGAGATCGTGCGGCGTGTTGAGCGCCGAGTTGACCTTCTCTCGCCGCCACCGGTCGGCCGCCGGCTCGTAGCACCACACCGTCTGCCCGGATGTCGACAAGGTTACGTAGAGCTTCCCGGCGACGAACGAGGCCGAGACGTAACCGCCCCCGAGCGCCGGTGCCGGGTCGATCCGGAACTTCTTCGTGATCCGCCGGACGTCGCCGCCATCCCACAGGTAGCAGTTCCCATCGACGCCGACGATGAACACGCCATCTTCGGTCGGCACGATTGATCGGCCGCGCGCGGCACCGAATCGGGTCTCGAGCGGGCGGACCACGAAGTTCTCGGGCGTGTCGCCAGCCACGTACCAAAGACCGTGGTTCTTCCCCACGACGAGTACGCGGTCCCACACGGCCAGGTCCTCGATCGGCTCGCCGTCGTCCTGTCCGATGAGTACGAAGTCGTTCGCGAGGTCCCACGTGTCCGCGTCCCCCGGCGCGGAGTAGCGCAGATGCGTCGGGGTCGTGGGGTTGCCACCGACCCAGAACTGGCTCAGGTGGTACACGATCGCGCGGCCGGCGATGTTCGAGACCGCGATCGCGGCCGCCGTCGTGCCGTCGTACTTCCGGAGCTGTTGGGATGGATAGCCCGGCTGCGTCGAAACCAGCCGTCCCGCGCCCACGGCGAAACGCACCGGATCCTCACGGAACCCGGCGGTGATGGCGATCGCTGCATCGAACGTCGTGATCGTCGTGTAGGCGGTCGGGTCCGCGATGTTCGTTTTCGTCAGGTCGTAGGTGGTGAGTGCTGTCGGTGTCGTGGCCATCACGAGCTTGCGGATCCCCGCCTCGAACCAGCTCGGCTCGATCCCCCGACCGCGCCGGTTCGTCGGGTGGGCCGGTGTGGCACCGGCGTTCTTCCAGGCCGGTCGCGGCGTGAGACCCACGCCGGCCCATTCCAGGTTGTCGAGCACCTGCAGCTCGCCCGGGTCCAGCAGCGAAGGGGAGTCGTAGGTGTTGATCCCCCGCTCGAAAGTGATCGGGATCCAGCGCTCCTCGACGACGGCCATGCGCTATATGTGCTTGCTCTCGAGGTCCCGGTCGAATGGCCCCGGTGCCCAGGCGACCGAGATCTGGCCAGGTTCGTTCCGCCCCGCGTCCTCGTCCGGCGCCGGCAGCCCGTACTCGAACGTCGAGTAGGAGGCACCTGCGGCGCCATCGTCTCCGAGCCGCTGGTAGCCGCGGTAGCGCACGTAGTCGACGAGGCGGGCGTCGTGGCGGCGATGGGTCGGGATCGTGTCTGCGACGACGGTGATTTCCGCCGGCAGGCCGTAGTAGCCGACCGAGAACGATGTCCCGTCGGCTGGTGCCGGGTGGATCTGCAGCTTCTCATCGTAGGTCGTGACGACGAACGCATCGGCGTCGAGCGCAGCGTTCTCACGTTTCTCCTCGAGCCACGAGTCGAAGTCCATGAACGTGCCCGGGAAGTTCGAGGTATTGCGGATCCAGCGCCACCCGATCAGATCCGCCGGTGCCGCGATCGCTCCGGCCGTCGTGGTGAGGGGCGATTCCTTGTGAGTGGTCCGCAGGCGCCCGGCGAGCTCCTGCACGCCCTCGTTTACGTACGTAATGAGCTCGGCCGTCGTGATGAAGTCGCCGGCGGCGTCTCGGAACGCGTAGCGCGCCCGGTCGATGATCTGCTGGCAGGTCGTCACGGTCCCTCTCCGATCACGTTCCAGACCCCGAGCCAGAGGCCTATCCAGATCGCGTACATCACCACGAGAGCTGCCACGATCACGACCTTGCCCGCGGCACCGAGGTCATCCTCGATCCACGTTACGTAGCCGGCGGTCGGCGGCGCTGGCGGAACCGTGGCGATCCAACGTCGGCGCACCGGACGCGATTGCCGATGCGACGGCTGGCGGACACCCATGGGAGCTAGCCGATCTCCTCGACGATCATGCTGGCCTCCATCGTCATTACGTCAGCCGGCGCGGTCATGCGAACCACGAGGATCGGGTTCGGTGAGTAGACGAAGTCGACGGGGGTCGGCGTCCAGATGTACGGCACGCGCACGTTCCACCCGTCTTTCCCGACTTCCTCGGGCGTTCCCACGCTGGCGAGTGTCGTGTTCCGGCACTCAGCCACGAACGACGCGGCGGCGTCGCCCGTGTACTTCTTCGCCACGACCGCCGCTGCTCCCACCGAACCGCTGGTGGTGAAGCCACGGACGAACCGGATCGGGATGATCTCCTCGGCAGCGTCGCCGAGTTCGGTCGTCTGCCAGATCTTCAGCTCGTGAACGAACACGCCCTTGTCGACAGCCGGGTCGACCTCGAAGATGTCGATCGCCACGGAGATCGCCGTCGCGGCGTCCCACGTGAGCGTGTAGATCCTGCCTCCGAACATCGGACCTCCTATGCGGCGAGCTCCAGCTCGCAGATCTCTCGGGTGGTCGGCACGTACAGCCCATCGCGGGTCGCGAGGATCACTTCACGGAGCGGGTGCCTCCATGTCTCCCGTGCGCTTATGTGCCCGTCCGATCCGACGAGGAGCGACCAGGAGCGGAGCATGACCGGGGTCTGAAGCAGGCCGAGGATCACGCTCCGGGTCTTGGCGTACCGTCGACCCTCGGCACGCGAGACCGCGCCACCGGCCGCCGCCGCGTCGATCTCGAAGATCGAATCGTGGTGGACGAAGTTGGTCCCGGTCGCCGTGAAGATCTGGTCCGAGCCGGTCGTCGTGTGACAGACGAGGAGCCCGTGGTTCGGCGTGGCGTGGCTCGCGTCGGCATCCGTCGTCCAGCCGGCCTCCGGCGTCCAGCCCGTCGGAGTACGCCTCAGCTGGTTGTCGTAGATGCAGAGCGAGTCTGAATCGGGTGCCGCGCCGAGCGAGAGGTTCGGCGTCGTGGCCACCGCCTCATCGCTGTGGGCCGACTGCTTGATCGGCGTCGTCGCGTGATGTCCGGCGAGCTCGCCGCACCATCCGACCCCACCCGTGATCGCCTCTGTCTGGTCAGCCGACAGCGTGGTGGAGACCCCGGTCACAACCAGCGCGTAGAACTCTTCGAGCCAGTGGAAGTTCGTGTCCGAGAGCTCATGCCCCGCTCGTGCGTTGTTCCAGGTGTATCCCCCACCCGAGAGTGCCGTGTCGAAGGCAGTGGCGCTATCGACCAGGGCCAGCACCACGAACAGCAGCGAGTTGTTCGCCGGAGTGAACGCCGCGCCGACCGTCTCCGGGTCGGCCCAGGCGGTGTTGGCCTCCTCGGCCTGCTCGAGGGTGAAGGTGACGGCCACGGGCTAGGGCTCGCTCGGAGGCACGAAGCCTTGGTTGACGTAGACCTTCAGATGTCCGCCCACGTAGACAGTGGCGCGGACCTCGAGGTCTCCGCCGGGGACGAGGCGCCGTCCTTCCTCGGCGAGGGTGGTCATGGCAGCCCGCAGAGCGATGGCTTTCGTGTCGACCTCAAGAGCCGTCTGGGCGACGACCTCGAGAGCAGGCTCCGAGGAGGCAGGAATCTGCACGGCGAGCGCGTACTCGGTCACCATCGGCTACCTCTTCCGCTTCCCTCGGTCGATGTGCTTGCCGCAGCGCCGGCACTCGATGTAGCGGGTGCGATCGGCTCGGCGCCGCCGGCGCCAGTTCCGTGTCCCGCATGCGGGACAGCGTCTCGGGATCCCGATCATGGCCGCGTGAAATCGACCTGGATCGCGATCTCGGTCGGGGAGCCCGCGATCGACCTGAGCGCGATCTCGAGGTCGTCGCCGGCCGCGTAGGCCGTGTTCGACACGGCGCCGCCATCGGTCCAGACATCCGTGGTCACGAGCGATAGGTCGGCCGCCAGATGATCGGAGGCCTGATTCCGCCGCGCGTTGATCGTCGCGCCGGTCCCACCCTTGCGATGGCCTCTGACGTTCGTCACCGTGCAGGCGAACGGAGCCCGCCAGACCATCACGGTCCGGGCACCGGCGGGATCGAGGATCGTCCCACCTCGAGCGAACCCGACGGCCTCGAAGGTGAAGGTCGCCGCGCCGGTCTCTCGGAAGAATCGCCCCGCCGTGCCACCCGCCTGCGTGTGGTCGGCGCCGTCGATGTCGTGCGCCTGCGCGTGGTGCGCGTTGGCGAGGTAGCCCGACCCGTGCGCGTGCACGTGATCCGCGCGCGCCGGGTTGGTCGCCGTACCGTCGGCCTCGGCCGCTGCCACGTCGACGGGATACCCGGTAACGGGCGCGACCAGGGTGTGCCGGTGGTCGGATCGCGCCGGCGTGGTCGCCGTACCGTCGGCCTCGGCCGTGAAGTCGGCGTCGACCGGGTAGCCGACCCCCGGCGCGGGAAACGCGTGTTGGTGGTCTGCGTTGGCGAAGGTGGCCAACGCTCCCGTGACGACCGCATCCCCGATGTCGATCTGGGTCGGGGCTCCTGCGACCTCCGAGGCATCGAGCGACACCTCGGTCTCATCGCCGGCGGCGTCGTCGACGACGTCGAAGCCGGAGAGGAAGTTCAGGCCCGCTCGAGCCGTGAACGGGGTTCCGGATTCCTTGATCGTGTGGCCGGTGCCGCCTCCGGAGGCCGCGACCGTGATGTCGATCTCGTCGTTGGCCGAGTCGTCGATGATCGTGAGGGTGACGTTCGTCCCCTCGATGAAGTTCAGGTGACCTCGCCGACCGATCAGCGCTCCGGCCTTGCGCACGACCTGGATCGGACCGGACGTGGTCCTCATCGGTTACCCCCAGATCGTGATCGCGAGCGCCACGAGAGAAATCACCACGGCTGCGGCGACCGCTCCGAGCGCGTACATGCCCAGGAGCGCGGTCGTTCGGTCCGCCTCCCGCAGCTCGCCGAGAGCCGAGCGGATGTTCGGTCCGACGACGTAGCCAATCTTGCCCTTGGCGCCCTCGTTGTGGGTGATGGACACGAGCGGCCCGAGCTCATCGGTCACTAGGCCCTCGCCCCAGGTTGGGATCTCAGGCGGTACCTCGGGCACGAGCGCGAGATCGTCGGACGTCTGGGCGAACGCGAACGCTACCTGGCAGCCGTCGTGCTCGCCGCAGGTGATCCACGCGGTTTTCACGCGTAGTAGCTCACGTGGAGGGTCGCCGACACGGCCGTCTCGATGAACTGCAGCCTCGAGAGCTTCCCCGTGTACCAGACCTCATCCCCGATGTCGACGAGGATCCCGTCCGTGCCCGTCGGAGCGTTCCCGTCATCCTTATAGCGGACGGGCTGGGTCTCGGTCTTGAGCGTCGCGAACTTCGCCCGGGCGGGTACGGTGAGCGCCTTCGCGATGGACAGGCCCGTCACCTTCTCGTAGCCGCGGGGCTCGCGGTTGCCTTCATACGTTCCGGGCATGGATCACTCCTCAGGTGGTTGCCGGTTCCTTCGGCCGGAACCGTCCGGACGCGTCTCGCGTTCTCTCGAGCGGTGTGCCATCGGCTCCGACCTCGATCACGTTCTCCGGCGTCAACGGCTGTGGTTCGACTTCTGGTGCAGACACGCGACCCGCCGAGTCGGTCTCTGGCTCGCCCGGCCCCATCATGACCAGCTCGTGATCGGGGCAGAACTTCGACGTGCGGAGCGTCGGCTGGCCGCAGATCGACACGCCCGTGGAGGACGGGATCATGAACGTGCACCGCTGGGTCGAGTCCTCGACGCCCGCAGCGATCTGCACCGGGTCGGGCTGACCGAGCAGATGCATCGACTGCCCGAAGTCCGAGGACGTCATGAGCCGCTGCTCAACGTGCTCGCGGGTCTCGTCGTCCCAGCCCTCACGCGCGGCCGCCTCGGTGGTGTCGAAGGTCGAGCCGGCGTTGGGGCCCTGGGGAACGAACTTCACGTGGAGCCCGGCGACCTTCCGGCGGTGCCGGTTGCCCGGGCCGGTGTATTCGTAGTCGTCGGGCGTGATCGTGTAGAGCGGATCGCGGTACCTGGACCAGAACAGCATGAGCGGTTCCCTCCCTTGGGGGTCCTAGTAGCCGATCACCAGCAGCTTCACGCCGGTGATGGTCGACTGGTCCGACAGGTTGGCGACCTGGGCTGGGGCCGCCGCGTTGTCGAACAGCATGAGCTTCTTGTTCGTGTGGTCGACGCGAAGCTCTTTCCCGGTGGCGGCGGTGTACGCGGGCATCACGGGGATGACGGCGATCACCTCTTGGAAGTCGTTGAACACCGCCGTGATGTCCTCACCGCCGGTCGGATAGGACGCATCGAAGTCGAAGGTGTAGGACCGCATCACGAGGGTGCGCGATCCGCCGAACAACGCCGGGCGCTTTGAGCCGCGGCCCGGTAGGGCGGCGATCTCGGTGATTACTGCCATGAGTTCATCTCCTCCCCCCGTCCGTGGGGGAACGCGTTAGAGCCCTCGCTCCCCCCAAGGGCGCGGGAGGGGTGCGCCCCGGGGGGAAGCTCGAGCTGCCGTACAGCTAGTCCAGGCCGGACTAGCCGGTGACGCCCTTCAGAACGGCGTGCACCTGCTGGTTGCGCACCTCGAAGCCGCATTCTGTGAGGTACTCGTCGGTCCAGGCGTCGTCTCCCGGGCTCTGACGATCCACCAGGAGCTTCGTGTCACGTGTCCGGAGCGACGCGTACGCGAGCTTCTTGGGATCGATCGCGAGGGCGTGGCCCCCGAACCCGGTGCCGCCGGGGCCGTGCTTCAGCAGCCGGTGCTTGACGACGAGCAGCGTGCCGTGGACCGTGACCCACTGCTGCACGTCGACCCCGTAGGTCTGCGCCTTCGGGACCGTCTGCAACCTGCCGGCGGCGATCTGGTCGAGCACCGACACGACGAGCGGGGACGCCAGGAACACGCGCGTGTTCGAGCCTCCGGTGGAGGCGAACGCGGTCTGGCAGAACGTCTCCATCTCGGGCTCCGTCAGCGTTCCCAGAGCGTCCTGCACGTTCGTGGTGACCCAGTACAGGAACCCTCCGGAGTACCGGCGGGGCTTGTTCGTGTCGGTCGTATCGATGTTGCGCTGCCCGTAGATGTTGGAGTACTCGAGGTCGATCATGTGATAGACCCCGGCCTCCTTCCGGAGACGCGGGCGGTCGGTGCCGCCGTAGTTCTCCGAGGCAGCCTCGGTGCCCGTGGTGCCGAACGGATGACGGTAGATCTCGGTGTAGTTGAACGGGTAGGCCTCTTGGACCGACCGCTCTGTGCCGAGAGCACCGCCTTCCTCGTTCGCCGAGCCGACGATCATCACGTCGTCGTTGTCGTTCATCGCAGCGCCCGCGACCGAGCCCACACCACGGACCACGGTCAAGACGTTGGCGGCGACCGACACGACACGGAAGATCTCGTTCGTACGAACGTTCAGCACCAGGTCGTGCGGGAAGTACAGGTTGCCGTTGTCGACCTCGATCGCTGTCTCCCCGGAGGTCTGCGCACCGTTGACCTGGTCAACCTTGGTGGGCAGTTCCTTCTCGATCCACTCGAACTTCGAGTTGACCACGGTCCGCCGCTGAGACCTCTTCATGAGCAGCGTGAAGGGGTTCTCGTTGGGGTCGAGGTAATGGATCGTGTTGGAGACGTCGCGTACCCGGCGTGATGCCGGGATGTTCTCGGTCGACTCACGGGCCTTGATGTTCGTAGGCATCCGTGTGCCTTTCCTGGTGCAGAGAACCGACGCGGACGGGCGCGAGAGCCTGCTGGTTCCAGGGTGATCTCGGCCGGAAGGCGAGGGCCGACGTTCTCATCGCATCGTCGGGTGGCCTCGGAGAGTGCGTGATGCCGTAATCACGAATCGTGATTCATGAATCGTGATCCTTGGCGCGGGCCGGCGCTACGCCGGGTGGCCGCTTACACGCCGAACACAGATGCTGCCCGGTCCTGTCGTGCGAGCTCGAGGACCGGACCCCAGATCTCATCATCTTCACCGGTCGTCCCACCTGGAGTCGTGGGAGCGGCGGAGGGACCCTTCTCGACGTGCGGCGCTGGGGCTGGCGTGCGTGCACCAGGTCGCCCAGCTTGTGTCGCGGGAACGGTGCCCACGTTCACTGTCGCGAGCGTGCGAGCGAGTCCCATCCCCTCCTCCGTCAGCACGAAGTCAGGGGAGGCTCTCAGTATGGACAGCAGCTTCGGATCATGGGCCGCCTCGTAGGCGACCTCGAGCATCTCGAGCTCCATCGGATCCAGCTCGAGCAGATCCACCACGTCTTGCATCGACTGGTCGATCGCGTTGCCTGCGACCACGTCGGGGTGCGCAGCAGTGAACGCCTGGGCGATCTGCGCGGCCGAGGCTCGAGCCTGGTCGGCCTGCAGCGCCTGGGCCTGCTGAGCCGTGCGCATCCGCTCGGAGTCGAACTCACCCCGGAGCGACGCCATGCGACGATCGGCCTCCTGACCAGCGAGCTCGGCGACGAGCTTGAGCGCGCCCTCCTCGAGTCCTGCCGCCTCTGCGGCCTGCACGAGCGCCGGCGAGAGCTGAACGGCCTGCGGTTGCCCCGGGGACCTGGACTGCAACAGCGTGGCCGCTTGCTGGAGGTAGCCGCGGAGCTCCTGCGTCTCGGCCTGCTGCTGGGCCAGCGCCGCGGCCGTCCGCTCATGCAGCGCGCGCACGTGCAGGTACCCCTGCTCGAGATCGCGATCGTTGGCGAACCGGCCGGCGTAGGTAGGCGCGGGGGCCCCGGGCGGCTCCTGCGTCGCCGGAGCCGTTGCCGGGGCGGTCTCGACACCCGCGGCTGGCGGCGTGGGGGACACCACCGCCTGCTCCCCTGCAGGGACTTGCGTGGGCTCAGGTGTCGCGAGCGGATCGCCGGCGTCTGAAGGCTCCACATCGGCGGCCTCGAGTTCGTCGGCAGTGATGCCGGGCAGATCGACGGTCGCCTCGGGGTCGTTCGGGTCGATCGGAGCTTCTACGGTCTCGGTCGCTGGCTCCTCGTTGGCGTAGTCGGCGTCGACGTCGAGTGTTTCTCGACCGAAGCCGAAGGCATCGTCTGGTGGCATGTGCTAGTCCCTCCCTGCAGGATCGAGCGATGTCAAGATGATCCCTTCGAGCTGGTCGATCTCGTCGCCCACGCCGGCGGGGAGCTGCTGGAGCTCGCGGAGCACGTTCGCTCTCGCGCGTGCTGCCACGGTCGTCTCGTAGCTGGCCCCATCTTTCCGCAGGGCCTCGAGCGCGTCGGCCTCCAGGTCCCTCAGATGCGCGGCGAACGACGGCCACTCCGGGGATGCGAACAGGCCGCGGAACATCTCAATCTGTCCGAGGCGGGCCTGCGCCTGCACGATCGAGTACGGGATGTCTGGGCTCTCGTCGGCGGCAACGTCATCGTGGAGCCAGTCGGGGCCCGGACTCATACCGCCACCGGTACCTGCTCAGGCATCTCGGACCCCGGCGTCGGCGCAATCCCGCCGGCGGCTGCGAGCAAGGCCTCGGGGGATCCGGGAGGTGGCGGAGCCGGAGCCCCACCGCCGCCCAGCATCCCGCCGAGGATCCCCTGCGGACCCATCTCCGGGATCATGTACTCGTTCAGGTTCTTGTAGCCGAACTCTCGGAGCACGTCCTCGAAGAACTTCCTCACGTTCGCGACCGGCTGCCCGGTCATGGGATCGACCACGTTCATCGCGAGGTCCATGAGCGACATCTTCTGTTCCTTGCGCACCGACTCGGTCACGGTCGAGGATTCGGCCTCGATGTCGTAGTCGAGCTCCCCCATGATGCCCTCGGCGGTGACCTGCTCCCACGTGTATTGCCCCTCGGGTCCCTGCCGGCGGATCGAGAGCTCCTCGGGCATGAACTGCTGCAGGATCATCCCGAAGTGACGCGCCAGGCGGACCAGGCCAGTGATCTCGGCCATCCGGACCTTGAGGGCGAACCGCGAGTTGCCCTGCTCGGAGATGAGCGCGACCCCGGTCGCCGTGTCGTTCAGCGTCGGTGAATCGGTACCGGTCTGGTAGGCGCTCACCCCCGAGATCTTCTCCGACAGACGCTCGAGCTCCGCCGTCTCGGTGTACGCCGAGGCGGTCACGTCCGACATCTCGAACTCGTCGATCGCCTCGCGCGGCGGGACGTTGCCCTTCGTGCGGATGAACGCGCCCGGGTGCAGGAGCAGATCGCGGAGGTCGTGCAGCTTCGAGGGATCGCCGACGAAGATCTTGTTGAGGATCAGGCGGATGTTGTCGATTCGCTGGTTCCAGAGCGCATTGATCCCGTCCTGCACGCCCTCGAGCGGCTCGAGCTCGCCGACGCCCCAGAACTCGTGCTCCTGGTAGTGGTCGAGGATCCGGACGAACGGCTTCTCGCCGTGGTCGTAGGGGTTCGACGCCACCCGGACGATCACCCGCTTGTTGAGCAGCGTGATCTGCGTATCGTCGGTCCAGAACTCGTGCAGCTCCGCGCGCCGCCGCGTCGGATCGGTGCCGGCCGACAGCCCGATCTCCTCGAGCCGTTCGATGTGCGGCGGGACCTGCGAGCTCCAGAGCTCCTCGTCCTCGATCCGGTGGCCGTCGGGCATCCGGTACTTGCCCTCGTCCAGGAGCTGGCGCACGTGGCGGTCGTCGCGGAACACCCGGTGGATCACGTAGCGGGCGTTCTCGATGTTCGTGGCCTCGGGCGCCGGCCAGAAGTCCATGATGTCGATCGCCTCGGCGACCGGGCCCGAGTAGATCGGGTACTCGACGATCTCTGACTCATACCGCGGCGGGTCGTACGGACGCTCGCCCAGGGGCTCGGTGGTCTCGTCGTAGACGGGCTGGCGATCGGTGTCGAGCATCTGCCCGTTGCCGGACGGATCCATGACCGGCGACCGGAGCGAGCGCGTGGTCTGCTCCATGAGCTCGGTCTGCTGGCGCCTTCGCCGCGTCCGGACCTCGTAGTAGGTCTTGATGATCCCCGTGCCGTACTTCAGGCCCGATCGGTAGCAGGCCACGAGCTGCTCATACAGGCCGGCCTGTTCGGCGGACCACTCGAGCAGATCCTCCAGGAGCTCGGCCGCGGCGACGTCCTCCTCCCCGACCGGGTCGACCACCATCTTCGGGAGCTGCGCGACGAGCTTCGGGGTGATCGTCTCGATCACGTAGAACGACAGCGGCACGAACATCTTCGAGCGCCAATCGTTCTTCGGCCGCTCGACGAAGGACCGGTACATCCGGTACTGGCGCTTCCACTGGTCCTCGTGATCCAGCCGCGCTCGCTCCGCCTCCACGAGGGACTCGAGCGCCCAGCGGAGCTGTCGTGAGTGCTCCTCGGGCGTGGACGGGTAGAGGTCGCCGCCCTTCTCGTCTCCGTACGCAGCTTCAGCTCCGGGCACGGCTCACCTTCCTGCGTCGCTTGCCTCGACGTCCCGACGCAGCACGCTCGGGCAAGTTCGCGATGGCGCCGTAGGTGTGCTCCCAGCGCTTCGCGATCTCGGGGTGCCTCGCATGCATGAACCGCCGCTGGGCCTTGGACTCGAACGGCATCTCAGGAGTCCGGTTCCTCGGCGGGGTCCGGGAACTTCTCGGGCTCACCGACCGCGGACTCTGCTAGGTCGGGTGGCCGCTCGACCTCGACCTGGTCACCCTGCGCACCAGCAAGCACGTCCGCCGTGTGGTACGTCCCGCCGAAGTGCGCGTAGCTCACTGCGCCCACGATGTCCGCGTCGTCGAGGATCCCCTTCACGAAGTCGACGGCCCTCGCGAGGATCCCCGCTTCCTCGACAGGATCGTGCAGATGTCCGGTGACGTTGAGCGTCCAGGTCATACGTCGCCACCCTCGGGCGCGGGTTCGTCGGGCAGCGGAGCCTCCGCTTCGGCGATCGCCTCCACCAGCTCAGCCTTGTTCATCCCCGACCGTCCCTCGATCTCCAGCTCGGCCGCTCGAGCCTGGAGTTCCTTCACGGTGCGATCCTCGAGCTCCTCCGCCTCGGACTCGGCGGCCGAGGGTGCCGTCAGCGTTATCACGAGGTCGTCGCCTCTTGCCGGCACCTTCACATGCCCTTCGATCGGCTCGCCGGTGTCCCGATCCTTGATGAGCTCTTCGGGGTTCTCTACGAGCTCAATCCCGCCGACCTCCCACCCGTCCCCGATGTGGGACTCAATCATGGTGCTGCCGTCCGGATTCAAGATCCGGAGGAACCGCTCAGCCATTTAGCTTGCCCCCTTCCCGCGCGGGCACGTGCCCGCCGTGTGGTAGGTACCGACGCCATCGAGCGCCAGCTTCACGCCTCCTCGCCAGATCAGTCCGTGGACCGTCCCGACGGGAACGAGCTCGTCGGGGAACACCGATGCGTCGATGCCGAAGTTCGGGAACACGTCGAGGTCGAGCTCGGGCATCGGCGCGCCAAACGGCAGCTCGTAGGAGCTCACCACCATCGCCACCCGACACTCGAGCTCGCCGGCGTGGTCAACGACGTAGTGCACCGTGCCCCCCAGCACCTCAGACCTCGATGCGGTTCAGCAGGTCGGAAAGCGCGTCGTTCATGCGCTCGATCCGCCGGCGATCGTTCGCGAGCACGCCACCGATCGGTGAGGTCGTCGGCGTCTCCGGTCGAGCGTTCGCATCGCCTCCCGGGCTCAGCACAGGCTGCAGGCGATCCTCGATCTTGTGGATGAGCTGCTCGAGCACCTCGAGCTCTCCCTCGAGACCTGAGAGCGCGGACTGGATCTCCGGCACTCGCTCGGGCGCCTCCGTGGCGGCTTCCTCGGCGTGATCCGCCCTCGGCCCCCATGCCTGTCCCTCTGCCATGACGCTCCCTCCCCCTACACGCCGGTCGGCGTGTTCTGCCTGGTGGCCTTCGGCCGTGCGCCGATCGCCTCATCCGTGTGGTGATGGCGCGCGAGCTGGACCGCGATCGCGAGCGAGATCACCCGGTCGTCGTGGGCGCCTTCCTGGGCTGCGGGCCGGCCCGCGTCGTCGCGGACGAACGTGAGGAGCTCGCCCACCGAGAGCGCGTGGCGGATCCCGAGCTCGTCGCCTCGGACCACCGCGCCGAGCTCATCGAGCATCGGCATCCGCGTGTCGCCGTCGGTGATCCACCCGAGCTTCGTGGTGATCTGCTGCGTGCGCTCGTTCATCCGCCGGTGCGAGTACAGGTTCGGGTGCCCGTAGTTCTCGCGGAGGATGCGGAGCGTCGTCTGGCCGGATGAGTGGTTCCGCTCGACCCCGGTGAGTGCCCACTCGCGCACGGCCTTGCGAGCCGTCGGACACGACCAGTACAGCGCCGCGCCGGCGATCTGCTCCGCGAATACCTCCGGCGCCATCCGCTCATGGATGTGGGCCACCTGACGCAGGCATGGCACCCGCTGAGGCTTCCCGTGGAGCTCCACGAGCTCGGAGACCTTCAGCACGTCCGCGCTCGAGAAGTCGCGACCACCACGCTCGGATGACGCCTCGGTGAGCGAGGGGTCGTGCTTGGCTGACGCCTTGCCCTCGGCCGTGTCCGCTGCCACGACGTAGTGACCGGCGGGGTCAGGCTCCTCCCACACGGACACGTAGCCCCGGACCGCGGGGCGGAGCCCGAACCCACCGCCGGCCTTCACGAAGTTCGCGCGATAGATCGGCGGGGTGGTCCTGGTCGCCTCCTCGTAGCGGACCAGCGCCTCCTCGTCGAAGAACGCGTTCCCGGAGACCAGGAACGCCTCGCGCGCGAAAGCAGGGAACTCTTGGCGGTAGAGCCTCGAGTCGCCGGCGAAGTCGTTGGCGATCTTCCAGCGCCGCCATGCGATCTGCTCTGGGGTGAGCCGCCAGACCTCGCCTTCCCAGGGGATCCCGACGTCAAGGGCGGCGCGCTCCCACGGGTCCTCGGTGGCGGCGACCGCAGCTCGCTCGGAGTCCAACAGCTCGAGCGAGTACTCCTCGTGGATCCACCACGGCAGGAAGATCGCGAGCCACTCGGACTCGCCGGCCTCGGCCGCCTGCCACATGTTCCAGAACTCGTCGCCGACACCGTGAGCGGTCGACTCCAAGTACACCTCGCCGGCGCCGTGAGGCACGGCCTGCAGCGCTCCGGTGAGCACCTCGAGCTGGTGGTCCCACCACGCGACCTCCGAACCGTGGACGTACTGGCGAGTCAGGCCTCGGCCCGGATCCTTGCCGCCTGCTGTGGTGATCGCGATCTGGGCATCGAGGCCACCGCCGGCCTTGCGGTCGAACAGCAGCTCGGTGCCTCGCCTAGAGGCCCGCTCGACCGGCCGCAGCTCTTCGGGCAGGTTGTCCCGGAAGCGCTCGTAGATCCGCGCGATCGCCTCGGCGCGGGAGTCGGAGTCGGCCAGGATCAGCGCGTTGCGGCCGAACCAGAGCGTGCAGCCTCGGAAGATCCGCGACCCGACCCAGGTCGAGATGCCCTCCTGGCGCGCCTTGAGGATGAGCGCCCGGACGTAGCCGAGTTCCGACCGTTGCCGGCCGATCTTCGAGGCCACGATCTGCTGCGCCCGGTTGAACTCGAACGGGATCAGCTCGCCGGCCTTCGTCTGGATGCGGAGCGCCACCCGTGCGTACCCGGCGTGGTTAGCCCGGAAACCGTGTATCGCTTCGGACGGGTCAGTCCTCTGCGACGTCCCCTCGAGCGTCGAGCTCACGAAGGCGCTCCTCCAGCGATCCACCGACCGCGAGCTCATGCTGCTCGGCGAACTCCGGGATCCGCTTCAGGATCTTGTCGGCGGTCTGAACGGCGAGCGAGTTATCCGCCAGCGACACGATCTCGTAGTCGCCCTCACCCGTCGACACGACCTGCTCCCGGTGGGTCGAGCTCACCCCGCGGTCGAGCGCCTCGATGGCCTTCTCCGAGAGCTGCCGAAGATCCTGCACGGTCTTTCCGACCACAGCGTCGAGCACCTGTTTGCGCAGGGCCTGGTACTCGGGGTCGGAGGTCGCCCAGTCGTACAGAACCCGCCGAGGGATCCCCAGCGCTTTCGCGACGTTGATCTGCAACATGCCAGCGGCGAGCATAGCGGCAGCCTTCAGTTTCATCTCGGGTGGATGGCGTCTGCTCACAGCGGATCCAGCTCCTCCAGCAGCAGCTCGACCTGAGAAGCCTCGGCGATCTCCAGGACCGCGCAGATCCTGCTGTGCGACTCTCGGTAGCCCGGGTGGATGCCGTCACCACAGTTCGGGCAGCGCCAGAGCGCTTCGGCGCAGACGGCGCAGATCACGGCGGCTCCGACAGGGGATCGTCGGCGAAGTCGTGCTCGGTCGCACCGCCCAGCAGGACGTCGTCCACGCGACGCTCATCGAGTGGCACCAGCTCATTCGAGTGGCGATCGATGTGTAGCAGCGTCCCATCGGGAGCTCGCTCCACGTGCCCGATCCCGTCGGTCTCATCGAGCGCGCGGTCGCGGGCATCTTCACCGAAGGCCTCGGACACAGACTCGGCATCGAAGTAGCCGCGCCGCGTTCGACTCTCTCCCACCGCGACGTCGACCCGGACCGTGCCGATCCTGGCGGCCCATGAGAGCCCACACGGGACGCGACCCAGGTGGACCGAGCGGCAGCTCGAGCAGTAGCGCATGGGCGGACCCTCGCCTCTACGAAACCTCGAGCGGGACGGGGCGGCCCTGGATCGTCTCGCGTGGGATCTTCGTGATCGCTCGGTACCCATCGCCGTCGGGCAGCCGCTCCGACGCGATCACCAGGAACCGCTCGTTCGACTCGGGAAGGATCCACCCGACCGAGACCGCGATGTAGTCGGCCCGGACCTCCGTCTGCTCGAGGTCGAAGTGGGCATCGCGCCAGCGGACCATCACGAGCTGGGGATCCACGGGCGCCTCCGGGTGAAGCGACGAGCCCCCGAGGGGCCGGTGTCTCGAGGACTCGTTCTTTCCTACATCCTCAACGTATCACACCTCTGCAGCGCAACGGCTCTGGAGACGAAGCGCAGGTCAGGAGGGGTGCGAATCCGGAGACCCTCCAGAGGCTGTCAAGCACCCTTCAGGATCTTTCTCGTTCTCGAGGCACCACTGCAGTTTCTTCTCACCGTTGAGTAGTACTGACCTTTAGTACTACAGAGATCAGGGAATCCAGACGGACACGTCACGGACACGACACGGACTCCGTCGACTGTCCGTGACGGACAGCAGTTTCAGAAGAAGGCCGATTCTCAGGACGCAACAGCCTCTTACCTGCGCGTTCCCGTCTATGTCCGTGTTCTGTCCGTTCGTCGTCCGTGACGGACGGCCGAAAAAGTGGAGGGGTAGCTCTCGAGAGAGCGGAGAGGTCATCACTCCCTCGAGACTCCGTTGTCCGTGACGGACAGTGAGACGCCGTCCTACGCCTCAGGAGCGGTGTTTTTTGGGCATGCGGAGGCTCCCTTGCTTCACACCCGTCCCGCTCGAGGTTCCCTCCCAGCTACTCCGGCCCCGTTCCTTCGTGAAGGCCGCTTGGACCGTGCGCTCGTCTGCCCCGATCTGGCGCATCATGCGGGCGAGCTCGAGCTGTTCGTCGGTCATCACGTCTCCGGGGGGGATCGTGCGGGTTCTCGGCCCTCTCCCCCGAAGGCTCTTCGTTCGGGTGGTCCAGCTCCTGCCGGCGGTGGCAGGATCAGGTCGGATCAGCCCGTCACGAACCTTCGTGTGGTAGTAGCACAGGTCCTCGTCGTGAGGCACCGAGGCAAGGCACGGGCCGAAGCGACATTCCTTCAGGACCCCTCCTGGGGGGCATCTGGGAGCGACTGTGTCCCTCGTTCCGCCCGGGCCCAGAACCGCTCCCACGGGCCTTCTCTGAGGTCCCCCGATCGTCTGAGGTCGACGCACCCCCCGCACCGTCTCGCCATCTCGATCGCGGCAGGCAGCCACCCGGTGTTCTCGAGCTCTCCCACAGAGAGGGTCACCGTCCGTGTTCTGCGAGCGCCCTGGCCCCGCCGGTAGCGCAGCACCGAGAGCTCCCAGCTCAGACCTTCACGAGGTCTCTCGGAAGGCGTCGTCTGCCTCCTCGAACGTGCCCCCCGACAGGTACACCGACACCCACGCGCAGGCCTTCCGCAGCAGTCGATCGGGGGACATCTCGGGCCCACGGCGCAACACGCGGCGGATCTCGTAGTTGTCCCAGCCGAGCAGCATCTTGAGCGCGACCGCCGCAGAGGCCGACTGGTGCTCCCGCAGCTCCAGCGGTTCACGGCGGCCATTCAGGTGGGGCCATGCCATCGCGTGCAGGCCTCGCTCGACGTCGATCACTTCGGCCCACTCGACGCGGTCGAGCTCGCCTTCACGCTCGAGCTCGGAGCGCAGCTCCCCCCAGGTGTGGATGAGCGCCCACACCCGCTCCGGTTCGTAGCGCGAGGCGAAGTAGTCGACCTCACGGTGACGCGTGGGCGCTCGTGAGCTCATGGATGTCCGCCGGTGTGGCGATCGACAGGTCGGTCATGGATGGGTCATCCGGCATCCCGCCGGCGACGAGCATCTGCTCCACCAGGGCGATCTGCGCCCGCAGCAGCTTGAGCTGGTTGAGCTTCGTCCCCGGATGTTCGTCAGGGATCCCGCCGACCCGGGCGATCAGGAAGTAGTTCACGCGCTCCGTGGCGAGCTGCGAGCGCGCGATCCCGAGCGTCTGGCGCAGCGCGCCGATCTCGAGGTTGTCGAGCTCCGGGATCCCGTCGAGCGGTCCTTCGGGCTCGGAGGCCTCGGCCGTGGGCAGGTCGGCCGAGACGTCGGAGCCAGCCTCATCTCTCATCCGCTGGAATCCCCTCCCTGCTATGGCAGAAGGGGCCGACCCGGTGGTCGACCCCCTCGCGTTGTCCGCCCTGGTGAGTAGGCGGGAGCGATTGTACGCCTGTCAAGGATTGCCCGCCAGCATCACTCCCCGACGGGCAGCGGGACCTGCCGAGCACGGCCGCTGGCCAGGTCGAGCGCCTCCTCCCATGACTTGAGCATCGCGCCGCGCCGGCCGATCGTCTCGCGGTTCACGGCGCCCGCGATCCACTCGCCGTGAGCCTCCGACTCGACCCTGACGAACTCACTCCCTTCGTACTGGAGCTCGTAGGCTCGCCCGGACGGCAGGGTGAGCCGCACGTGCACGTAGCGCCGGCCGAACTTCACCACGCGACCGACGCGACACCGGCCATACCCGCGGGCGATCACAAAGTCGCCCACCTCGAGGAGCTGCCCGTTGCGGTCGTTCATCGTTCCCTTCCTCTCTCCGGTGGACCCCACCACTGGACCCACTCGCTCGGATCCTCACCGCGCTCGAGCGCCGATCGGCAGCCCTCGGGGACAGACCGCGAACTGCTCGCTCATCTCCGTCCTTCCTGTCGACTCCGCCGCCGAGCTCGATCCCGGCGACGGGCTCGTCAGGCGCTGACCAGGCCGAGCTCGGAGTTGAGCCGGCCGGCCGGTAGCTCTCCGTCGCGCACGCGCGAGGTGCCGTAGGCGTAGAACGCGCCGCGCCAGTCGTGCTCGGTCACGTAGGACCTGACACGCTCGACGCTGGCCTTCGCCTCCTGGTGCGCACTGAACGGACCGAGCACCAGCGCGAAGCGTTGGCCATCGACCACCGACACGTAGAAGCCGCCACCCTCGGCAGCGGCTCCCGTCGGATCCTCCTGGAACCTGACCATGATTTTTCCTCCTCAGTGGCCCATCCCGCCGGCCGCATACGTCTCGTACTGGCCACCGCCCTCGTAGGGCCAGGCGTAGCGGACCTCGTCGATCAGGACCGAGCGGACTCCATTCCCGCGGTGGGACGGCTTCCGGCACAGCTTCTCGGAGTAGCCGCGCGCCTCGTCCCGCAGGCGGTTCGGCGTGCCCGGGTTCCCCATCAGGTGCGTGTCGGTCGCCCACGCGTCCGGGACCGGCCAGAGCCGGCCGTTCCTGACCTCGGCGCCGATCCGACGCAGGACCAGCGATGCCTTCGTCTCCCTCACGACCTGGAAGAACTCAACGTTCGTCTGGTCGTAGCCCCAGCTCGTGTACCAGAGCTTCGGAGTCGTGGAGGGCTCCGTCTCGCGCTCCTGGAGTGCCTGCTCAGTGGCCATCTTCCCTGCCCCTTCCTGGTCAACCTCTGTCGCCACGGTGTCAGACTAACGGCAATCCTTGCCACTTGTCAACCCCGCTCGCCACATGAGAGGATGGCGGCCATGTTCGAGAGGACAGAGCTCACGGCCGATCAGCGGGCACTCCTGCGGCAGAAACGAGCCGCCCTCACGCAGGCACAGGTCATGTACGCGAAGGCGATCGCCCAGGTGGTGGCGGGGGGTGGCTCCTACGCGGCGATCGGGCGTGAGATAGGACTCACCCGAGAGGGCGTACGGAAGATGGCAGGAGCTGCGCGAGGTCGTCGGGCTTCAGCGTCATCTCGTGCTTGACGACCCGGACCTCACCGTCCCACACGTCCACGGTGATCGATCCATAGGCGGCGCCGAGTGCTCGAGCGAGGGCCTCGGCGGCCTGCAGGGCGGTGAGCGCCTCCATCCAGCCGGCAAGGATTGCACACCGGCAAGTGAGGGTGGGGGACCTCACAACCGCTCCACCGCCCGCCGGCGGATTGCATCGCGACCCGTGCCATAGCGACGGAGCAGCGCCGTGTCGGTGTGGTTCATGAGTTCGGCCACGACGAGGTCAGGGATCGCGGGGTCGTTCACGAGCCGCTCGGCGAACGAATGGCGGAGCAGATGCGGATGGGCGTGTAGGCCCGCGATCTCGCCCGCGAGTGAACACCAGCGCTCGATCGTGCCCGGACCCACGCCGACGAGCGTGGGGCGGCGATGCGTGGCCATCTTCGGCTTCCAGTCCACGAGTGAGAGCAGGGTCAGTGCCGCGCGCATCCCCCGGTCACCGAGCGGGACCTCATACGGGCGATCGCCCTTCGTCACGCGGAACCGGACCAGAGCGGCTCCGATGTCGACGTCACCTGGCTCGAGGGCGGCGACCGAGCCGAGGCGGCCTCCGGTGGCGTACATGAGCTCGAGCACCGGCCGCGCGCGAGGGTCGAGGCGCTCGGCGGCCGTGAACAGGGCCTCGAGCTCGTCGTCGGTGAGCGACCTCGGCCGGCCGTACTTCTTCGGAGGCACCCGCAGCCGGTGGACGGGGGATCTCGCGACGTGCTCACGCTCCTCGGCCCAGGAGTAGAACGCTCGGAGCGCTCGGAGGCTCATGCCGCGCATGTGACCGTTCTCGGGCAGCTCGCGTAGGTACGCGACGACGTCGTCCTCGTCGATCGCCGTGAGGTCGACCAGGACCGTCGCCATGAACGCGATCACATAGCGCGCGTACTGCCGGCGCGTGGAGGCCGAGTACCGACCAGACACCGCCATGTAGTCCGTCCACCGCTTCAGCAGGACGAAGGTTCCGAGCCTGTCCTCCGGACCGCTTACAGGAGATGGGGATGGCACCGCTTCTGGGGGACAGTCTGCCGTCAGGACGGACCGGCTCACATCGGCCATCGGCCCTCACCCGACGGGCGCTACCAGTGGTGACTGCACCGAGGCCGGAGGTCGGGGGCGCCGGGACTTCCGGCCTCGGTTCGGAAGGCTCGTGAGTTTGGCAGACGGGTACCGCCGCGTAGCTGCAACCTTCCCCAAGACCTCGAGCTCGGGGTATTCGGTGGCCGTGGCGCCGAGGTCGCGCGCCCGCACATCGTACACATCGGCGAGCATGATGATCGCCACGGCGTCGGGTCGACGCTCGTCGTTCTCCCACTTCGAGACCAGGGTGTTGCCGATGCGAACGCCGCGGCGGGCCAGCTCTTTCACGACCTGGTGCTGCTGCATGTGGGCGTGACGTCGAAGCCTCCGTAGGCGTTCCCCCATCGTCGGTTGCGAGGTCAGGTTGACCACCTCCAGCTCGGTTGTTCGTGCTCTCGTCGCCATGTGGAAAGTCTGACGGGTGGGAACCCTACCCGTCAATACCTCTCTTGACGGGAGTCACTCGGGGCTGTAGATTCCCCATGTGTCTACTATCGACCAGCGGGGACCGGCCGGAGACGGCGCGGTGCGGCCGAATCGGATGCGGGAGTTCCGCGAGCAGATGGGTCGCGAGGGGTGGTCCCAGGAGTACCTGGCCCGGCGCTGCGGCCTGGCGCTCGCCACGGTGAATCGGCTCGAGGTCGGTTCCCGAGAGCCCAACCTTCGCTCCGCTAGACGGATCGCCAAGGCCCTCGGTCGCACGGTCTCCGACGTGTTCCCCGGACAGTTCGACGAGCTCGCTGAGGCCGTCTCATGAGGCTCGGCCCCGAGGTTGTCGAGAACGTCTTGACCGAGCTCCTCGGCCGCTTGCCCACAGGTCGGTCCGCAGCCATCCGAGGCGGCGATCTCGCCGGAGAGTTGGGGATCTCGGAGCGAACGCTCCGGGGACTCGTCGACGAGCTCATCGACCGAGGCTGGCTCGTCGGCTCGACCTGTTCGGGCGAGCGGCCGGGCTACTTCTTGTGCCGTGACTTCGCCGACGTCGAAGCCGGCTGCGCGCATCTCGTCTCACGTGCGCGCGCCCTCGGGGTCCGCGTGGCGCGGATGCGCGCCGCAGCGGAGGCCACCTTCGGGGACCACGTCGCGACCCTGTTCGACCTCGAGGACCTCTCGAGCGTCTGAAGGCACCACCAGATAGGGGAGGGCAACATGGGCACGAACGACGACCGCGACCGGATCTCCTACGCCATCGACAACCTGGCGGGGTGCTACGGCAAGCTCGATGACGCGGTCCACGAGCGGTTCGGCATGACCTACGAGCGGGCGTGCTGGGACTCGCTCGAGCCCCTGGGCTACTACATCCGCGAGCTCTGTGCGGCCCTGGACCGGCCGGTTCCCGCGGGACTCGAGCCGGAGCAGGTCCCCCGATGAGCTGGCCGTCGCGGAACATGCGCGAGCTCGACGAGCTCGAGAACGTGCTCGACGCCGGCGGCTTCCTCGAGGCCACATGCGAGTGCGGCGGCGAGCCGGTCGGGACCTGCGACGGGTGCGGCGATCTCGTCTGCGACGAGCACTTGCGCGGTGGCAGCGAGAGCCATCCGTCGCTCTGCACCCGCTGCCTATATCCGACCGGTGACGAGTGATGGAGCCGCTGCAAGGCCTCGAGAACGTGGTGCATATGGGTTGGTTCTCGCGCGAGCCCCGGCCCTACCAGCGGGTCCGCGTTGCCGGCTCGTGCGCGCACGACGAGACCTTCACGGTCCTGTCGGTGCACCCGGGCGGGATGGTGGTCTGTGTCGACCGGAACTACCTGACGCGGTTCTTCCCGCTCGCCGACATCGAGGTCGTGTCTTGATCGCTCAGTGGCGACTCGATGCGCTCGAGACGATCGCACGTCGCGAGTGGGGGAATCCGCTCGCGGCGCTCGCGCTGATGGAGCTCATTCAGGCTGCTGAGGAGTTGCGCCGTAGTCCGGGGCACGGCCCCAGCGAGAACACGGTCCGCTTCCATGTCCGCGAGCTGGCGGCTGAGATCGGGGTCGGGGTCTCGGTATGAAGGACGTGGACCTCAACCGCTGCCAGAGCTGTGGCCACGACGCCGACACGCACGGGCCCGGAGGGCAGTGCTCGAATCGGCCCAACCTGCTCGAGGACCCGTGCACATGCGAAACGTTCATCCCGGCGCACCGGATCACGACGCGCGTGCTGTCCGACGCGTGGTATCGGACCGTCGCCGCCTACCTGGACGAGCATCCGGATCCGCCGGCGGGTCCGGATGGCCGGCCGTACTGGCGCCCGTCGATGCTCGGCTATTGCCTACGTCGCCAGGTGCTTTGGCGCCGGGGCGTGCCGGACACGCGCGTCGAAGATCCGAACGACGAGTCCGACAAGCTCCGCCGGTTCGCGTGGGGCCGAGAGCTCGAGAAGAAGTTCGCCGAGCAGCTCGAGCTTTCGGGCCTGCTCATCTCACGCCAGGTGCACCTGGCCGACGAGGACCTCGCGGTCCAGGGATCGGCCGATCTGCTGTGGGGAGGCCAGCCGCAGCGCGAGCTGCCGGACCGGTCGCGCTACTGGTCGCCCGAGTACGTATGGGCGGTCCAGAGCTACCGCGAAGAGGTCGGCGGGCTGACCCAGGACCGGTCGGTACCGGTCACCCTCACCGAGATCAAGTCGACGCACTCGCACAACGTCCGGAAGGCCTACAAGGAAGGCCCGCGGTTCGACTATCGGTGCCAGCTCGGCTCCTATGGCCTGGTCGCGCACCGGCACCCCGAGCAGCTCCCGAGCTACGACGTCGACCGCTTCGAACTCGTGGTCGTCGGCCGTGACGCCGTGCGACCGCTGTGCTTCGGGCTCACCGGAACCGACATCCGCATGGCCGAGGACCGCTTGGGCACCCTGAACGAGTGGTGGCGCTCCGGAGACCTGCCGCCCTGCACGTGCGACTCGCTCGAGGAGATCACGTTCCTGCAGTCGCGCTACTGCCCGTACCAGGACCCCCAGAACCCGTCGGAGTGCTGCCAGACGACGCTGCTCGACCGGCTCGAGGCCTCGGTGGCGAGGGTGCGCGCATGACGCCCGCGGAGGGACCAGGAAGGAACTCACGATGAGCCCACCGATCGAGGATCTGCATGAGGACCGCGACATCCGCACGTCGGCGCTGTTGTTCGGTCACATCCGGCTCGGGGTGTTCGACACCAAGCGCGGAGCGCCACGGCAGACGGAGACCTTCGTTTTCACCTCGCCTGATCGACAGCGCCTCGAGCCGATCGCCCGTGACTTCGGGGGCGAACTCGAGCGCTACGAGCCCCAGGGGGGAGGGGAGGAACCGTGGCGGGTCGTTTCCGAGACGGACGCCTTCACGGCGTTGTTCCCGGGCCCGTGGGCCGACGAGAACGTCGCGCAGTCCTGGGAGCTCTGGGCTCGGTCTGGCCCGTCGCGGTTCTGCACCGGCAAGACGTGTGAGCTCATCTCCTACGACGAGGAGACGGGCGAGCGGCTGGTCGATTCCGTCGAGTGCATCTGCCGGCGCCAGGGCACGCGCGAGTGCAAGGCGGAGACCCACATCCGCCTACTGCTGCCCCAGACGGGCCTCGGGATCTGGGAGCTCACGACCGGCTCGAAGATCGGCGCGATCGAGCTCTACGACCAGGCGCGGTTCATCGACCAGATCACGAACGGCATGATGAACCGGGTCCCGATCCGCGTGATCTACCGGCCGCGCGAGATCCACTACTTCGACGCTAAGAAGCGCGAGCGCCACTCGACCACCAAGCGGATCGTCTCGCTCTCGGTGGCCGGCGACGCGGCCCATGCGCTTGCCGCGCTCGCAGTCACAGAGGAACGAGGACTCGTGGAGGTGGTGCGCGCTGCGCTCGCCGACACGAACGGCGGGGCCCCCGCGCTGACCGCAGGAGGGGATGCGGCTGCGGGAGGGGGCGCGGGAGCTCCGCCACCATCGTCGGAGCCGGAGGCTGTCGAGGAGCCGGCGGAAGCTCCTCCCCGATCCACTGAGGAAGGGACAGGGCCCGGCTCCGACGCTCCCGCCTCGCGCGAGCTCTGGGCCAAGGCGGCCGACAAGGGCCTGAAGGGCTCCGCCGTCCTGAAGAAGGTTCGGGAGCTCGAGCTCGGTCAGCCGCGATCGATCTCGGCCATCACCGATTCACAGCTCCGCGCCGTGATGGAGACGGCGTCGTGATCCGGCAGGTTGCCCTCGTCGGATTGCTCGCGCTGTCTGGGGTGCTGGCGGCCGGGATGATGATCCTCCGGCGCCTGAGCTCCCAAGCGCGGATGTCAGACAACTGGCTCCGGCGCCATCACACCCCTCGAGACCACCGGGACGAGCTCTGAGCCGTGACACGGACCTACGCCAAGATCGACGTCAACCTGCCCTGGCATCCGAAGTTCGTCGACCTCCCGCCACCGACGTGCTGGACGTTCGTGGCGATGATCTTGTACTCCAAGCGATTCATCTCCGACGGCCGCGTGCCGACCTCGGTCGCCCACGGGTTCTCCGGGCCGAAAGCGGTCGAGCAGCTCGTCGATCGCGGCGTCGTGTTCCCGGATGCCGGCGACTACGTGATCCGCGACTGGCACGAGTGGAACGTGCCGCGCGCCGAGATCGAGCGCCGGCGCCAACACGACGCCGAGCGCAAGCGGTCCGAGCGTGGGTCCGAGACGGACGATGATCGGACAGCGCGATCATCTTCGCGTCGTGTCCCTGTATCTCTGTCCTCTGTTCTCTCAACGGATGGGGGGTCCGGGGGGAAGGATCCGGGGTTCGACAGAGTGTGGGAAGCGTTCCCGGCCCACTACAGCGTCGTACGGGCCTACCAGGCTTGGTCCGAGATCGGCGATGAGGTCGACCACGCCGCGATCCTCGCCGGTGCCGAGCGCTATCGAGACGATCCCAACCGCACCGCCGCCTTCACGAAGCACCTCGCGACCTGGCTCTACGACCACGGCTGGAAAGACCCGCCCCTGCCGAACCGGTTGAACGGCAAGGTCCCGAGGCGCAAGGGCGATCGCGCCGCCAAGGCGCTGAAGAAGGCGGGCCGCTCGTGAAGGCTGACATGGCGCTCGCACTCGTGGCCGTGCTGGACGCCGCGTGGCCGGCTGGGGAGTGGCTCGAGGAGGTGGGCGACGACGATGTCTCCCTCACCGCTCGTGGCCAGCTCTACGCCGCCACGATCGGGCAGTTCTCCGACGAGGTCGCCGAGGAAGCGGTGCTGGCGCTCACGCGCATGACCTGGCGCGACTTCCGCGGACCTCAGAACGGCGACGTCTACGCCGAGCTCGTGCGCACGCGATCGGCACACCGGCTCGCGACCCCGGCGCTCCCCGACTACACGACGCGCTCGGAGACCGAGCAGGCAGCCGAGGACGAGGCAGGCCGCGCCATCGTTCGGGAATGGCGGGACCGCCAACAGGCTCCGACCGATGAGCGGGTCGATCAGATCGTGCGCGAGACGTTCGCCGCGGCCGTGCCCGAGCTGACCGAGCAGGAGCTCGAGGAGGCACGGCGACGTGCGCTCGCCGCGCTCGAGGAACGCTACGGCCGCGAGATCGCCGAGCAGGAGCGTGCACGTGCCTCCGAGCAGGCGCGTGAGCAACAGGTAGTCGGGCGAGAGGCGCCCGGGCTGTAGGGAGGGGGAGACCGGATGGTCGCAGGCAAGAAGAAGCCGTTGCATCTCGAGGACAAGTTCGGCAACGAGATCGGACCAGATGTACATCGCCTCAAGACGACCGGCGACGTGTTCATCGGATGGCCCGAGCGCGATCCGCTCCCGCCGCAGGGAGCCGAGGTCACGGTGACGCTGCGCGGCATCATCGCCGGCGGCGTGAGCCTGAAAGAAGTGAAGGACGAGGACGAGTCCCTCTGGGTCGCGACCGTGAACCTCAGGCTCGCATCCAAAGACGGGGCGATCTCGGTCCTCGCAGAGCCGCCGGTGGCAGGCGGGTTGCCGTTCGGCAAGGCCAAGCGCGCGAGCGTGACCATCACGAAAGACAGCGCGGCCCGCATGAGGAAGAACGCCGCCGCAGCGAAGAAGAAGGGTCGCCCGAAGGTAGCGACGCGATGAACGTGGTGGGGCTCGACCTGTCTCTGACCGCGACCGGGTACGCGGACGGCACCGGCGCGGTGGTCCTGGTGCCAGCCCGGGGTCTGGTCGGTATCCCGCGCCTGGAGCACATCCTGGAGAAGATCCGGCAGCGCGCCGACGAGTGGCCCTCGACCACCGTGGTCGTCGTCGAGGGCTACGGGTTCCACTCGCAGAAGGCCGTCGCCCTGGGCGAGCTCGGCGGCGTGGTGCGCCTGTTCCTGCACACCGAAGGCCACGCGTGGGTCGACGTCGCACCGGCGATGCTCAAGAAGTTCGCGACCGGCAAGGGGAACGCTCGGAAGCCCGAGATGCTCGACGCCGCGATCCGGCGCTGGGCCTACGAGGGTCCGGCCGACGACAACGCCGTCGACGCCTACCTGCTCCGGTGCATGGGGCTCGTGCAGTACACCCGCCAGCACGCACCGGGCTATGCCTACGAGGCGATCGAGAAGATCGCGTGGCCGGAGCCGGTGTCGGCATGACGCAGAAGGCCAGTTCCGCGACAGAGGTTCCGGCACACGAGAACTGCTCGCGCTGTGGTCGGCCCTACGCTGAGCACGCCCACTCAGGGGCGGAATACATCGAGCGCTCGAACGCCGTGGCGCGATTCGCGGCTCACGCTTTCCGCCGGCAGCCGGCCAGTCGGTTCTACCCGGAAGGATTGCCCCACCTGGGTAGGCGCGAGGACAAGTGGTCCGGTGCGCGCTGGTGGCCAGACGGTCGGTGGGATGGGAGCAGCCTCGTGACGCAGAACATCCCTTCCGCGACAGGCGGTGCCCGTGCATGAGCACCTTCGGCTCCCTGTTCAGCGGGATCGGTGGCCTCGACCTTGGCCTCGAGCGGGCGGGCTGGGAGTGCCGCTGGCAGGTGGAACTCGATGAGTGGTGCCGAGCAGTGCTCGCTCGACATTGGCCCGGAGTCCCGAGATGGGACGACGCGACGACGTTTCCTCCCGACGCCGAACACGGGGGGAATGGATGGGGGAAGCAACAGTCGGCGAGCGTGGGTGAAGCGTGGCGGGTGGACCTCATCGCCGGAGGATTCCCCTGTCAACCCGTCTCCCTCGCCGGCAAGCGCCGAGCACAAGCCGACGACCGATGGCTCTGGTCAGAGTTCGCCCGTATCGTTCGCGTTCTACGACCCCGATACGTCCTCGTGGAGAACGTTCCAGGGCTCCTTGCTGGACACGGAGGCATGGGGGACGTCCTTGGGGACCTGGCCGCGTGCGGGTATGACGCGGAGTGGGATTGCATACCGGCTGCGGCCGTCGGTGCCCCTCACCTCCGTTACCGAGTCTTCGTGGTTGCCCACTCCGACGAGGCAGAGCTACGGCTACAACCAGCAGGACTCACCGGGAGCAGCGGTGCGACCGAGCTTGCAGACGATGGCCGCGAGGGGCATGTGGCCGACACCGAACGTGCCGGGCCGGACCCTCAAGGGCGCACAGGACCGGAGGCGCGACGGGGGTCCGTCTTTGGCCCAAGTCCAGCTCAACTCGGGAGCGACCAGTGGCTCGTTGAACCCGACGTGGGTCGAGTGGCTCATGGGGTTCCCCGCCGGGTGGACCGACTTAGGGGACTCGGCAACGCCGTCGTCCCGCAGGTCGCGGAGTGGATCGGAAGACGCCTGATGGAAGGCCGTGTGACGCAGAACTGGCCTTCCACGTCAGCCACGTGCGCCATCGAGGGCTGCGAGCAGGACTCGTTCGTCGGCGTCGGTGATCCGGCCAGGTGGGTGTGCTTTGAGCACTACGAGGCGTACCTGGCCCGAGCCCGTGAGGTCATGGACGCGCTGCGGGAGGCCACCTCGTGACGCAGAACCGGAGTTCCACGACCGAGGAGTGGGCCGTGTGGTGGCACCGCACGGACGACCGTGGCATGGACATCCCCGAATGCGTCGACCGTCTCACGGAGGCTGAGGCCCGCAGCCTCTACAGCGAGTGCCTGGATCGGCCGGAGCTCCACTTCATCCGCCTCATGCAGCGGTGGATCGAGCACTCGAGGTGGGAGGAGATGGCCTCCCGGCCAGTAGGGGGTCCGTTGTGACGCAGAACCCGCGTTCCGCGCCTCGGTACCGGACGATCGTCGCGGACCCACCGTGGCGCTACGAGAACGACCGGGGGACTCAGACCCGGAGCATCCGGAGCCGCAAGAGCACGACCGTTGCGGGGCACTACCCGGTCATGGACAACGCCGAGATCGCGGCGCTTCCGCTGGGAGAGCTGGCGGACGCCGAGTGCGCGTTGTACCTGTGGGTGACGAACCCCCGCATCTTCGGTCACGTCAACCGTCGACGGGATCCCATCTCTCCTATCGACATGGTGGAGCGCTGGGGGTTCCGCTACGTCACGTTGCTCACCTGGGTGAAAACGGGGCCGCCTGGGATGGGCTTCGCGTTTCGCGGGCACACGGAGCACGCCCTGTATGCCGTGAAGGGCACCCTGTCGATCCCAGCCGCGCGGCGAGAGTCCAACGTGGTCGTGGCTCAGCGACGCGCGCACTCGCAGAAGCCCGATGCGTTCTTCGACCTGGTCGAGCGGGTCTCTCCGCCTCCGCGACTCGAGTTGTTCGCCCGGCGGCAGCGGCTCGGCTGGGACACGTGGGGCAACGAGGCGCTGGAGCACGTGGAGTTGGTGATGCCTCAAGTCTGACCGACCGCGAAGGCGCCTCGTCCAAGCCGGACGAGCTCCACCGAACCGGAGGTGATCCCTTCATGCGAAATGCGCGAGTTATGACGGTGTTGTTCCTGACCCTCACGCTAATGCCGATGATATCCACAACCGCTCGAGCCCATCACGACCCCGGACCCTGCGACATCCACTGGCGCCGGGCCTACTACGACCACGGACAGACCGGCCCGATCGCCGACCTCATCCGCTGCGCCGTCGGACGCTGGCCCGTCGCAGGCGGCGTGACGAAAGCACTCTCGGTCGCACGATGCGAGTCGGGCCTGCGTCCTGACGCCGATGCGGGCGTCTCCGAGGGGCTGTACCAACACGTCAAGACCTACTGGCCCGCGCGGGCGGACCGGTGGCTCTGGCCGGCATGGCAGATCCGACCGTCGATCTGGAACGCTCGAGCCCAGGCGATCGTGACGATGCGGATGGTGCACGCCTGGGGCTGGGGAGCGTGGTCCTGCGCGTGACTGCCTTGCCTCGATGCGGGCATGAGCATCCTGTTTTCGGGTGCGGCGGTTGCATCGACCGCCTAGTGGGCCTGGGCCGGGAGACGCCGGAACAGAACGCGGCGCGCAGGGCCGCTCGCTCCAAGCGGGACCGCGAGCGGACGTCAAACCAGCACGCGCTACTCGCCAAGGGGATCCACCCGGCGACGTATCGGCCTCTCGCGAACAACGGAGAGACGTGTGGATCGTGCGGGTGGTTCGGGGTTGGGCACCGCGATCGCTACTTCAAGTGCACGCACCCGCTGGGCCCCGGCGTGACGAATGGCTCGGCGACCGACATCCGGAAGCGCTGGCCGGCGTGCGAGATGTGGAAGGTGGCGTCGTGACGGGCCTCAAGCTCGCTCCCGGCCTCACACTCCCCGTCGACGCCGTCACGCAGACCTTCGGGATCCTCGCCAAACGAGGAGCAGGAAAATCCAACGCGGCGGCCGTCATGGCCGAGGAGATGCACGCGGCAGGACTGCAGTTCGTGGTGGTGGATCCGGTTGGGGCGTGGTGGGGGCTCCGCTCATCGGCGGATGGGTCCGGACCCGGACTCGGGATCCCGGTGCTGGGCGGCTACCACGGCGACGTTCCGCTCGAGCCGACGCCCAGCGCCGGCGAACTCGTGGCCGATCTGGTGGTCGACGAGCGCCTGTCGTGCGTGCTCGACGTGTCGTCGTTCGACTCCGAGACGAAGAAGCGGACGTTCCTCGCGTCGTTCGCCGAGCGGCTGTTCCGCCAGAAGGGTCGACCAGGTCGCGAGGAGCCGCTGCACCTGTTCCTGGAGGAGACCGACGATTACGCGCCGCAGCGCGCGACCGGCGAGGTCGCCCGGTGCCTGGGCGCGTTCCAGCGGATCGTGAAGCGGGGGAGGGCTCGAGGGGTCGGATCGACGATGATCTCGCAACGCTCGGCCGCGCTCAACAAGGATCTGTTGACGCAGATCGACACGCTCATCGCGCTCCGAACGACCGGCCCGCTCGACCGCAAAGCGATCGAGGGATGGGTCACCTACCACGACACCGACGACGCGATCATCTCGTCGCTCTCGGAGCTGCGCGCCGGGGAGGCTTGGGTTTGGTCGCCTGAGTTCCTCGACCTCGTGAAGCGTGTTCAGATCCGCCGGCGCCGCACGTTCGACTCGGGTGCGACCCCGAAAGCTGGCACCACTCGCCGAGCACCGAAGGGCCTGGCCGACGTCGACGTGAGCGCACTCGAGGCGCGGATGGCCGAAACGATCGAGCGGGCGAAGGCGGAGGATCCTGGGGAGCTCCGCCGCCGGATCCGCGAGCTCGAGCTCAGTCTCCGGAAGGAACGAGCCGCTCGAGACATCATGGCCGTGGCCGTACCGCCCGAGCCAGAGATCATCGAAGTCCCGCTTGTGCCCACGGAGGACTTGCAGTATCTGAAGAACGCGGCGGGGAACCTGCACGGCTGGATCACCGACGCCTACGGCCTCTACTCGCAGTTCGAGGAGCTCCGAACGAAGGTAGACGGCGTCCTCGAGGGGCTCCTCGCATTGTGGGAGAGGGGCGTGGGCGAGCGAGCCGAACGGGCTCTGCCCGCACCTACGCGTGGAGGGGCGGCAACCCCTGCGAAGCGCCAGGAGCAGGCCGCCATGCAACCGCGGCCGAGCCGGGCAACGGAGGACGACGCCGGCCCGGCGGGTGAACCCGTGCGCCCCTCACTCGACGGACACGTGTCGCCCTCCGAGCAACGGATCCTCGATGCCCTCGGGTGGCTGCAGGCGGCGAACCTCTACCCGCCGCCCCGTCAGCGCCTCGGATGGGTCGCCGGTTACAAACCATCGGGTGGGCGGTTCAACAACCTGGTCGGCGCGATGAACTCGGCTGGCCTCATCCACTACCCGACGCAGGGGTTCATCGCCTTCACCGACGCGGGAGCGGCGTGCGCGGAAGTGCCGAGCAAGCCGCTCACGGTCGAGGACATGCAGAAGCTCGTGCTGCAGCGTCTCAGCGAGTCGGAGCGCAAGGTGCTGTCACCGCTGCTCGACCGCTATCCGGCGGCTCTGTCGCGCGTCGAGCTGGCGGCGGCGTCGGACTACGACCACGAGGGCGGTAGGTTCAACAACCTGGTGGGACGGCTCTCCAGTCTCGGCCTCGTCGAGTACCCGATGAAGGGCGCGGTCCGGGCCGCGCCCGTGGTGTTCCTCGAGGACCTCTAGGGCGAGCCTGCCCAAGACAGGAGCTTGTTGATAACGATCGAGGCGGCCGCGCCTCCGGCCGCGATCCCCGCAGCCTTCACGGCCGCCAGGTTCGTCCAGCCCAGGGCGTTCGTGCCCATCGCACCGATGAAGGTGTGGACCGCGACCTTCGCGGCCCAGATCAGCGTCTGGCCCCATCCCTTCGGGGCGAACGTGCCCACTACCTGCCTCACGGTCATGCGCGTACCCCTTCCTGTTGCGGCCCCTCCACGAGGAGCCTGGTAACCCCTTGCTCGATGCGTGCGAGCGTCTCGTTGACCTCACCGACGGCCGCACGTGTGCGTTCGTCGGCCTCCGTGTTGATGTCGTGGATGGTCTCGCGGAGGGCTTCCTTGTAGGCCGGGGGAAGCGTCTCGCCCATCACGAGGGACTTCAGCAGCGTGTTCTCGCCCTGGAGTTGGCCGATGTCCTGAGCGCACTTCTCCCGAGCATCGCCGAGTTCAGCGCGGAGGGTCGCGACCGCTCCCTTCTCGTCGTCGAGCTGACTCTCCAGGAGGTCGATGCGCTTCTCCTGAGCGTCCATCGTCAGGGCGGCTTCGTCAGAGTGCGAGCGTCGATATGTCGCCAGGAGGTAGGCGAGGGCGGCGAGGATCACGAACGCGAGTGGGGCCCACTCCCGAACTTCATTCATGCGGACAGGTGATAGGAGAAATGCCAAGGTTCGTCCATCGGTCGCGACTGCTTCCAACCGTGAGCGAGCAGGATCCGACGGACGAGCTGTGGTACCGGGTTCACCACGTCGATCGCTAGGCCGCGCGTGTGCAGCGTCGAGTCGGGGTGCGCGTAGCGCTTGGAGTCGCGCGAGTAGAGCTCGCGCTGGTAAGAGCAGGCGCGCCAGGTCCCGGTGCAGTTGATCGGGCGGGACTTGTGTTTGGGACGGGTGAGCTCGGCATACCGACGCTCGCAGGCCTTGAACGACCGCATCGCCGGACCTTGGAGCTTGATCGGCGAGCCCCGGCCGGGCTGGTGATACAGGCGGATGTTGTCGTAGTCATCCTTGCACCGTCCGCCGGCATGGATAGGTCCGTAGTGCGTCCTGTACGTGGTCATGCGTGCGTCCTTTCGTCAGACGGTGTAGCGGCGTTTCGCTGCGAGCGCCTGGGGTGGGGGCGAGGGCCTCCGGCGGGAGCGGACCGCAGACGGCGTGGAGCCTCTCGAGGAGGTCGAGCTCGGACCGGGGCCGGAGGCGATCGAGCCGCGCGGGTTCGTCCGCCGGCGGAGTGGACGGCCGCCGCCGGTGTAGTGGGCGTGCCACGGCTCGCCACCGACGTCGAACGCGAAGCCGTGCGAGGTGAGGAATGACCGGACGTCAGGACGGCGGGCGAGGAAGGCGCTCGAGATGTCGAAGGCCTCGCCCTGTTCGTGGAAGCTCTGCCCCGGCGGGGCAGCAAGGTTGCCCTGGCCCGAGAGGTAGCGCTGATAGGCGGCGGCCTGTTCCTCGCGCGTGCGGAACCCCGACGTGACCTCGGATAGTTGCGGGGCGCCGAGCTCGCGCTCGGCCGCGAGCAGCGTCCGCACGGCCTGTGGGACCCCGGTCACACCCTGTCGCGTGACGAGGTTCTGCGGGCTCACGTCGTAACCGCGGAAGTCCGGGCCAGAGGGAGCTGCACTGAACGAGCTCCCGCTGAAGCTCCCACCGCCAGGAGCCCCCGGAAGGGTCCCCAGGGCTCCCAGAGCGCCTCCAGGAGCCACGTTCGGACCTGGTGCGCCCATGCCTGCCAGAAGGCCAAGGTTGCCCGTAGGGAAGCTCCCAGCGACTGGCGGGCTCGGAGGAATCAGGGGTCCTCGGGGCACCAACGCCTCGAGCTGTGCTCGCAGGCCGGCCGAGGGAGCCTGGCCGCTGACAGACGCCGGGCCTGTCATGGGGTTCCGGCGGTAGATGTAGGGCAAGGTGACCTCCTGGTGTTACCGAGCGTGTTAGCGTGGTATCCGTGCCTTCACGACCGCTGCTGGACCGGATTGAGGAGAAACTCGATCTCTCCGATCCGTCGGGGTGCTGGATGTGGACCGGGGCCAGGAACAGCCACGGCTACGGCAACGTCTGCATCGATCACGCCGAGCGCCGGTACGGGCAGGCCCATCGGGCGCTCTACGAGCTGATCGTCGAGCCGGTGCCGGCGGAGCTCGAGCTCGACCAATCTGTGCCGGACTTCGCTGTGCGTGAACCCTGACCATCTGGAGCCGGTCACTGGTCGAGAGAACAAACTTCGGAGCACCGGCCCCTCAGCGATCCATGCTGCCAAGACCCACTGCCCGAAGGGCCATCCCTACGACGAGGCGAACACCTACCGCTATCGAGGCATGAGAATGTGCCTCGTCTGCCGTCGTACGACGAGCAAGGCCGAATGGGCAACAAGGCGCGCCGAGCGAGAGTCCGCCGGTGAGGCTGTGCCGGTCGCCGAGAAGCTACGAACGCACTGCCCTCGAGGGCACCCGTACGACGCCGAGAACACGTACGTGTACCGAGGCAAGCGCCAATGCGTGACGTGCCGTCGTGAACGATCGCGCTCTAGACCGAGATCCCGTACCGCCGCAGCGCCTCGGTGAGCGCTCGTTCCTGCTCTGCCTGCTGGCGCTCCTGGAAGCTCGCCAGGTCATAGTCGACCGTCGGATAGCCAGCGAACCGCGCGAGCTGGTCCGCCGCCGAGGTCGGGAACAGCGGGGCCCCGGTCTCGTCGGGGATCGCCGTGAACGGCGCGGTGTCGTAGCTCGCTCCGCCGGCGAGGAGATCCCCCAGCAGCCCTATCTGCGGGACGTTCTGAGCGAGCACGCCGAGGGGTCCTGGACGCGGCGCACCCGTAGGCGCGACGTCGATCACGTTCCCCTGGTCATCCAACACGGGGCGGAAGTACTGGTCCGAACCGTAGGGCTTGAATCCCTGCTCGGTCGGGGCGGAGAACTCGTCGCCGGTGAACAGCTCGCGTCCGAGGAGCTGCTCGAGGACCGTCCGCGGCACGGGACCGAGCTGCGAGAGCGGCGGCTGGAACGTGCCTGAGAACGGGTCGGCGCCCCGCGTGGTGAGGAACGAGACCTCTGAGCCGGGCGGACCGAGCGGTAGGGCTCCGGAGAGCCAGTCCGGGACCGGCCCATACTGCTCCATCATCTCGGCGTGTGCGTTGCCGAGCGCCGCAGCGATCTCGGCTCGGCCCGGGTACTCGAACGGGAAGCGGAGGAGCAGTTGCATCTGGTGACGCGCGAAAGACCAGAACGGGAACAGGAACCGACGCATCACGTGGCGCTCGAACGGCGTGAGCGAGCCGTAGTTGCCGTAGAACCGGCGCACCTCGTTCAGCGCCGCCGCGCCGGAAGCCTCGTCGAAGCCCGAGCGCATGATGTCGTCCATCCGGCGCTTGGCCCCCCAGAAGCTCCGGACGGTCCGACGGAGCGCGTTCTTGCCCTGGAGCTTCTCGGCGGCGGTGAGGTAGCCGACATCGCGGTAGGCGTCGTCGATCTCGGCCACCAGATGCCGGACGGCCTGGCCCCACGTGCCGAGACGTCGTCCCGCGCGAGAGCCTCGGTAGCGGGTGATCGCGCGACCGGTCGCGGTCGCACGTGCGGCCATCGGGAGCTCCGGCCGATACTGCTCGGTGAGCTGCGTGAATCCGCTCGCGGGGACGTGCTCTGCTCCGGGGAGCCTGCGGATCTGTGCCGCGAGCGCACCCTCGCGGAGTTCGCCCCCGCCGATCGCGCCCCCGACCGCTTCCCGGATACCGCCCTTAGACTCGAGCCAGCCCGCGACCATCGCGCGGAACCGCTCGCCGAGCACGCGCATCACGTCGGCAGTCTTGGCCCCCTGCATCGCGGCGAACACTGTATTCCCGAGGATGTTGTTGATTGCCCACCGAGGGGAGCCCGAGAGGACGAGACCACGCCAGGCGTTCATGGCCGTGTCGTGGAACAGGGAGACGTTCTTCCCGCCGAGCACCTTCGCGTAGTCGGAGGCCTTCTCGAGCTGGCGGGCGACGACCTCCGGGACCGCCCAGACCTCGGCGCCGCGCCCCATCGCTTTGGCGACGTCATCTTGCGTGCGGAGCATCACCCTCTCGAGGACCTGGGCCCCCGCCGCGTCGGCGTCCATGCCTGACTCCCGCAGACGCGCCATCTCGTCGAGCAGCTCGAGCCGCTGCCGGTGGTGCAGGAACAGCGCATCCGGGGCGATCGCCACGAATCCGGTTGGGACCTCCTCGCCGTTGGGGATCCGGTGACCGGTCTCGCGGACCAAGCGGCTCATGGTCTCGTAGGTCTCGATCTCGCGTGTGGCGCGAGCCGCGCGGCGCGTGAGTGCCTCGACGGGATCGGTGATGTAGGTCCCCTCGCGGAGCAGCACGCCCTTGAGCTGCTTCGCGTGCGGGTCGCGCGCGTAGATGTTCGCACCCCGGAGCTGTCGCGAGCGGAAGAAGTCAGAGGGCCGGACCTTGTCGGCGTCCATGTAGGGGAAGTAGACGGGCTGGGAGAGCCCACCATCCCGGAAAGCATCGTCGAGCTCTGCCACCGACGGTCCGCCCACGAGCTCGGTCCCGTCGAAGCGCGCCCCATGCTTCATCCGGGCGGCGAAGTAGGCGCGATCCACGATCTGCCGCGGGGTCTTGCCCATCACCCCGAACAGGTCGGCGAACTGCTCGGCGTCGACCAGGCGGAACTCGTCCATCCCCTCGATAGCCGCGTCCAGGGCTGGACCTCCCTGGCGCGAGCCGGTGCGGCGACGTAGGCCATCGGCAAGGCCTCGGGCGAGTCTGCGCGCTCCGTCGATCTCGGCATCGACGTCCCATCCCGTTGATGCGTATTGCTCGCGGTCAGCCTCGAGCTTCGCGATGAACTCGTCGGTGCGGTCGAGAACGCTTTGGGTGCGCTCGGCGAAGATGGGGTCGGCAGCCTGCGCCGCGGCACGCTCGGCGTCGTCGAGCAGATCGCCGAAGGGTTGAGGGGGTGGAGGTTGCGCGAGGTCGCGAACCGTGGCTGCTAGGACTTCGGAGCCGGGGGATTCCGGAGCGCCTGGACGATCTCGGGGTGGACCTTCCGCGCCCAGGTCTCGATCTCGGCGCGCGACATCGACCGCAGGTTCTCCGGCAGCTTCACGAGCACTCCCGAGGAGTTCCCGGTCGCCGGTGCCTCCGACCTCGATCTCTCGCTCATTCGCAACGTCCCAGATTGATTGCTGGTCGTTCTCGATGCCGAGTCTACGCGCCTCGCCCTCATCGAGCACGTTCATGGAGACGTCCAGCGCAACTTCTCCACGCTCCACGTCGTGCCAGACGCCGAGGTAGTCCGGCCCGGCAAGCTCGGTCTGGTGGCGCTCGGCGTAAGCGATCAGTTCGGCGATGCCTTGCTCGGGGTCGAAGAAGCCGCCCTCAGGTACGACCGCACCGAAGCGAGCACTTGGGCGGGAGACCATGTACCCCTGGGTTGGCTCCTCGCCGGTCATGATTCGGAGAGACACGCCGCCCTCGGAGCGCACCCGCTCGAAGATCGTCGGGCGTCGGGGCTTCGGTCGCAGGCGCACGATCCTGGGCGCGACCGATCTCGGGGCCTCAAGGAATCGGCGCGCACGCGCGACGAGCTTCGCCGTCGTGTCTGCGCCCTCGAAGATGAGCCGGAATGGCTCGTCCCCGCCGAGCGCGTCGCGGAGTTCTGCTGCGAGCGATGCCGTCACTCCCACACGTGAGGGCTGCGCCGCACCACGAGGAACGCGGCGTGGTGCGACTGGTGTTCCGACCGATGGCGAGACGCCTTCGATCCCTCGGAACACCGGACCCGCCTCGGCCGGGACACCCTGGGGGATGCGCGTGCCAGTCATGCGCCGCGCGTCGGTCGGGTCGAGTCCGAGCACGTAGCGAAGCAGGCCACCCTCGGGGTTCGCGCGCACGACCTCCGCCACGAGCTCTGCCGGGTCGTTGGCGACTTCACGCAAGCGACGTTCGAGTGATCGGAACCGAGCCTCACCCAAGAGCTTCCGCACGGCTCGGATGCGACCGGTGGGACCCATGGCGTTCGCGACCTTCGCGAGCACTTCCTCCTCGAGGGCGGCGAGGGCCGTGAGATGCTCCGAGAGCTGGCGGTGCGCCTGCATGACAGGCTCGCTCGCCTCGGTGCCCTCGAGGACCCGCCGCCCAGCCGTCCCGTTGAACGGCCGCGCGGCCCATGCCTCCGGCTCCAGACTCGGGATCTCGACATCGAGCCCCGTTGCCAGCAGGTGCCAGCGATCAGCCACGGTCGGGTCCTTCTTGATCGCAGCCACCACGGGGGCGGTGTAGACCTTCGCGCGCTGCTGACGGTGCAACAGGTGCTCGGCGGCGGCCTTGGCCATCGAGCGCTGGCCCGCAACCCACGCGTTCCGCCGTGCCCACTGCGGCGTCTCGATCCTGCGCAGATCAGCTTCCTCGGCGGCCTGCACGATCCGGTCGAGCACGCGCGCATCTGCGATCAGCGTTCCCGGAGGCTCGCGGCCGCCTGCGAGCAGGTCGCGGATCTCGGTCTGTTTGGCTACCAGAGCGGACCGAACGTCGCCTACGGGCGTCGTCATCCGGCGGCGGAGCGGCGTCATGGCCAGGCGCGAAACCGGGTTCGCGAACTCGGTAGCCGCGATCGTCTTGCCGCCCTCGATGAGGCGCGGACGCTGGGCCGGGAGCAGGCGGCGAGCGATCTCCGGCACGCGCGCACCCGTGGCCGCCAGCTCGTCCAGCCCTGCTCGCGTTCCCGCGAGCCGTGCCGTCCGGCGCGAGAGTCCCGCCACTCCGAGTTCTTTGGCGACCCGCGCAGCCGTCGAGGCGGCCTCAGTCCCACGCAGCGCTCCGGACCCGATCTTGCCGGCCGCGCCAACGCCCACCGACCCGACCGCGAGCGCGTCGAGCCCGAACGAGAGCGGATCCTCGTACATCCGGGAGAAGATGGCCGAGGCGGGCTCGCCTCCGGGCAGCAGGGGACCGTAGCGGTACTTCAGATCCTCCAGAACCGCGGAGGGGCGGTCGCCCCAGCCGACGAGGTTCGCCGCGAGCTCGGGCGTCGAATACCGAAAGTCGGCACCACCGAGGGTCACGGCCTCGGCCGCGAGCTTCCCGACATCGGTTACACCGCCGAGTACAAGCGATCCCACACCGCGGGCAAGGTTCGCCCCACCCTCAGCGATGTTGCCGAGGAACCCGAGGATGCCGCGGCTATCGTCGGGTGCTGTTCCGACCGGAGCACGTGCACCGAGCCCAAGACCAGCGAGCGACGAGCGCGTCGTGCTGGGTGTGTACGAGTAGGGCATCGTGACCTTTCGCCTGTTGCATTCCGGACGTCGCCGGTGTTATGCCTTTGGGTGCGATGAGAAGAGGCACGGTGGGGCTGGCTCTGCTGTTGTTGGCGTCGTGCGGCTCGCCATCACTCACGGTGACCGGCGAGGTCTACTCAGTGAGCAGCTCGTGTCCTCGCACACTCCGGTTCTTCGATGCGACGCACTCCCAGGTAGGGCTCGCGACGATCACTCCAACGGAAGGCCCTACCTACGTCTTCCCGGGCGAGCTCGTCGAAAACCTGTCAGGCGAGCTGGTGGCCTCGGAAGTCACCACGTGTTCGCAGATCGGGTCGTTCAGTGTCGAACTACCTGACGCGGATGCCTACGAGGTCAGCCTCGGGGCTGAGTACTTCATCACCGACCCGAGCGTGATGTCGCGCACGGAGCTCGAAGCGGCAGGGGGCCGCTGGGTGATCGAGGCACAGGCCTAGCGGTAGAGCCCCTCAAGACCGGGGGAGGCAGCGGCTTACCCGAACCAACCGGAGAAGTCGAAGAGGCGGGGGTCCACCAGAGACTGAGGCGCAGGAGCCGGAGGCGGCGCCGCCGGCTGCTGAAGCTCCTGGAGCCGTCCCGCGTAGGTGAGAGGACGCCCTCCGATCAGGTTCTGGCCCGTCGTCGGATCGGCCACGCTGGACGCGGGAGCCGCCGCGTACTGTTGACCGATTAGGTCGTAGGCCTCCTGTAGCTCTTGGTCGGTGGTGGTGGGGTCGGCGCGCATCCCCCCAAGGATGAGCATCCGCGCGTTGTGCAGCGGGACGGTGCCGTCTGCGATGAGTTGCCTGGTGTGGTCGAGGACCGCCTCGACGGTCTCCGGGGACATACCTCCGGGAGGGGAACCGGCCGTGCCGGATGCGTAGATCCCCTCGATCACGCCGGCCGGCACGCCGAACTGTGCGAGTTGTGCGGCCTGCTGGGCCTCCGGCGGGAGAGCTGCGATCTGCTGGTCGTATGCGTTCTCGGCCCTCACGCCCTGGCGATGCTCCTGGCGGCCGGTGATGCGTGCTTGAGCGTTGGAGATCACGGACTGCACCATCCCCATCGCCGACCCGGGGTCGAGGCCCTGGCCAAGGGCGGCCTGCAACGCCTGAAGCATCTGCCGGTCGGCACCCGAGATGTTCGCACGCACGCCGCCGATCGGGTTGTCGAACAGCCGCGGGGTGGCGCCGGCTTCGGTACCTGCGCCGGCGACGAGCTGGCCCAGGGCACCGAGCCCGCCGGTCGTGCCGCCCGAGAGACCAGCGACCAGGCCGCGAGGTGGTCGGAGTCCTACCTGTGGCATCGTGACCTCCTAAAGCAGCGAGTTGATCCAGTCCATGAGGAACTGCCGCATCGCGGCGTCCGACTGCATCCCGGACTGGAACTGCTGGGATTGCAGCCCGAAGGCCCGGCGGTCCAGGTTCATCCCCTGCGTCGCCATCGCCTGCTGGAAAGTCTGGTCGCGCAGGTAGTCGATCCTCGAGCGGATCTCCGGCCCCATCCCACGCTTCAGATCGAGCCGCGATTGCCGGAGCTCCTCGAGGAAGTCGAGCTTGTCCTTCGTCATGTTGCGCCCGGCGATCATCTGCTCGATCGCACCCTGCCGCTGGGCGGAGTCCTGGTAGGTGGCCGTGCGCTGGGCGCCCGAGGCGAGATCCGACAGGGCGCCGGCACCGATCGTGCCGAACAGGTTCGCGCCCGCTCCGATCTCGCCCTGCGGGACCCCCGGCACGGTCGAGCCGAGCATGTCGGTGAGCCCGGAGAGCTGGGAAGAGAACGTGTCGCCGATGCCGGCGGCCTGCTGGGAGAACTGCCCCGCCAGAGGTCCGAGGATGTTCTGCAGCGCCCCGTACGCGCCTTGGCTCCGAGCCATGCCCTCCTCGTAGTCGCGGATCCCCTCTCGGCGCGAGCGCCGAAGGTCCTGGAGGTAGGGCTGGTAGGAAACGCGGACATCACGGCGCGCCCGTCGATAGAGCGGATTCCTCTGTCGACGTCGACGGCCGCCGCCGCCACCACCGCCACCACCACCGCCGGGTTCGCCGCCTGGTCCCTGTCTCCGCTTGGGCATGGGCTACCGCCTTCTCCGTCGTCCACCGCCACCGCCACCGCCACGCCGTCGGCGACGACCTCCACCCCCGACCGCCCCAGGAGAGGTCCCGGTGTCGATCGGTGCGTAGGGGTCCTGGGCGTTCCGAGCCGCCGACTGCAGTAGGAGCTCCATGAGCTGCCTCTGGAAGTCGCCGCGGTAGTCGCCCTCGGCGCCGGTGAGCTGCGCGAGCTGGGCCGCCGTCATGTTCGTGAGGTCCTGACGGGACCGCAGGTAGTCAGTGCCGAGATCCGCCCGGTTCTCGCGCTGGATCCCGGAGTTCAGGATGCCGCGCGCGGCCATCTGGCTCATGAGGCGCTCGATGTCGTTGCCCTCGTTCGTACCCAGGCGTGCCTCGGATAGCCCCTGCTGGGCCATGATCTGCTCACGCGCCGGCGCAAGCCCGGCAAGCTGTGCGGCAAGCATGTCGTCGAGCGACCGCCGGCCGGCCTCGAAGTAGGGATCGAGCGGCAATCCGCCAGCCCCGGGCGGCTGGTTCGGTCCCGATGCTCCGCCGGGGATGCCTCCCGGCGACCCCCCTGGTCCACCACCCGGAGGTCCGACAGGACCAGGCCATCCACCGACCGGTGCCGGCTGGCCCCCTGGGGCTCCGGAGCGAACGAACCGACCGTTCTGCCAGTCCCAGCCGTGAGCTTCCCACCAGCGCTTGTGTTCCAGCGGAGTGCGCGACCCCTCGTAGGACGCCGAGAGGAACTGGTTAGGGTTGGGCGGGACCCGTGGATGCTGGACCGGTCCCGGGTCGCCCCCCGGCGGGATACCCCGCGGAGGAGGAGGCACGATCGGGGGCCGGATCCCCTGCGGGCCGGGCGCCCCACCGATGATCGACGCCGGGCGACTGACACCGGGCATATTGGGAAGCGCTGGCAGCACACCGCGACGGCGCAGGCCCACGGCGCGTCCGGGGAACTCTCCGCGGTCGAAGGCCGGTACGCCTCGCCGGCGCCTGCGTCGGTTGGTCACGTCGCGGCGGTAGCCGAGGGGGTCGTTCGGGGGCATGAGGGTTCTCCTTTGCTCAGGCGTCTCCGAGGAAGATCACTGCAAGGTTCCAGTCCGACAAGGTGAGACCGGCCCCGCTGTCCTGCTGGACACGCAGCCGCAGGAACCCATCGTCGGCATCGACGACGGGGATGTCGATGATCCCGGACATCACCTGGGTCGTCTTGAAATCCGCGATGGCCTCGACGTTCGAGCGGAGCCCGTCGAGTTCAGCGTCGGTCCAGACGTTCGCGATCAGTGTCTCGGCGAAGAACAGCCGCTGCTCGGTCGTGTTGACTGCCCAGCGACATGTCGCGATCACGAGGTACTGGCCGACGAACGGGAACTTGATCCGGTCACTCGCCGTCTCCACGTAGGAGTCGGTGTCCGCGACCGTCGTCG